GGAATCGACGTGGTTCACGTGCGCGACGACACCTCATTCCCCGGGCAGGACGAGTACATCGATCGGCTGACGTCGAGATGGGGGCTGCGGCTGGACATCGTCGACAACCCGACGTCACTGCTGCATCTCGCGAGGGAAGCGCTCGATCGCGGTGATGACGTGTTCGAGCGGCGCGATCACACGGTGCCTGGAACGGGGTTTTTCGACGCGATCACGACGTACTACGACCGGTGTGGCGTGACCATGGTGTACCTCGGCTATCGCGGGGACGAAAGCAGGGGGCGCGCGTTTCGTCGATCCCGTGGCGAAACCTACCGGCGTGGTGACGGCATCACGACGTGCTGCCCCCTCGTTCGCTGGTCGGCTTGCGACGTGTATGCCTACCTGCTGAGCAGGAGGGTGCCGCTGCATCCGTACTACACGAGGTTGCTACCGGGCGAGGACCCGGGCACTGTGCGCGTGGATGGGTGGCTCCCCCACTGCCCCGCGTGGACGGGATCTGCTGTGCGGCTGCGGCGACTGTGGCCGGAGCTGTGGCAAGAGGCGATCGGTGTGTTCCCCGAGCTGGCCGAGCTGGCGTGACGGACAGGCGAACGGGCGATGATCTGTACGTAGTGCCGGTGTTACGTCCGTGGCAGGTGCGGGGGTGATACCTGCGCATGGAGGCGACGATGAGCCAGATCACCACCGACGACGGGCACACGCTGCGTGCTACGAGCCTGCGTGCCTGTTCGTCTGGAACGTTGACGATATCCGGCGAACCCAGCCTGTGGATAACTAGCACTTGATCGGACGCAAACCCCCGCCCCTATTTCGCTGAGCGTCTGTATCTGTTAGATTCAAATTCATGGCGCGAGACGTTGGCGACAAGCTCGACGAGCACACGAGAACCGACCTCGAACATCAGGTAGAGGGGCTGTTACTGACCTGTCAGTGGTCGATCAAGCGGGTCGATCTACTGGCTGACGAGTTCGGCGTCACACGTCGCACGGTCTACAACGCGCGACAGCGGATCAACGATCGCCGCATCGCCGAGGCCGAGGCCGTCGACCCTCGTGCGTCGTTCGAAGATTGGATGGCCAGGCTCAAGCTCGGGCAGTCGCTCGCGTTACAAGAGCGGCAACTGTCGAGCTACAACCGCCTGCTGCGGACCGAGGCGCAGGTGCTCGGCTACGACAAGGGCGAGAACATCACAGTGCGCCACGTGGGCCACGACGGCGGGCCGATCCAAGTCGAGCAGGTCGTGTCGACGGCGCTTGGGCAGCTGTCGAGCATGAGTGACCGCCAGCTCGCCGCGCTGATCGGAGAGTCCCATGGCGAGACCATCGACACCGACGACGACGGGCGACCCCTCCTCGATAAGCCTCGAAGCGATGGGCGTGCAGCCGACGCAGGCCGAGGAGATCCGCCAGCGGATCCGGGCCGGGGCGAAGCGGGAGCGGGCACGCCGGCGCCAAGGCGGGCTGGCGGTCGCGCTCGACGCGCTGGCGACGGCTAGCCCAGAGGATCTCGCCGAGCACTGGCCACGGGTCCGCGAGGTCTACAGCCAGTATCCGAGCGCGCAGCGCGACCTGGCGCGGGCACACCCGGCGCCGTTCATCGAGTACGTTCACCGCATCAACAACCCCAAGGAGCCCGAGGTGCACGGCCAGCCGATCACGCTGGGCACGATGCACGTCGAGATGATCCAGGCGATGCTTCACCACCGGCTCGTCGCGTGCCAGTCCGCCCGCGAGCACCTAGCAACGACCGTCTCACTGGCCATGATCGAATGGATGCTCGGGACGAACCGGGACCGCAGGATCAAGATCGCCGGCGAGTCGGGAGACAAGGCAAAGGAACGCGTGGTATCGATCCGCGACAACATCGCGAGCAACCCGCGGATCCGCGAGGTGTTCCCCGGGCTGCGACCTGCAACGCCGTGGGGCACGCATGCGTTCTCGGTCCATCGGTCGTCACGAGGACCGGACGCCAGCGTCACCGGCGGCGGCATCGTCGGTGGCGTCACCGGCGGGCGAACTGATCTCGGGTACTACGACGACGTCGTCGGCTACCGCAACGCCATCGAGCGACCGGCGTACAAGCCGAAGGTGCGCACGTCGTTTTTCTCGGACTGGTTCGGCACCGGCGCGCAGGGCATCCACTGGTATCAATGCAACTACTGGGACGCCGACGATCTCAGTGAGCAGCTGCGCGCCATGGCGCAACAGGACGCAGATACGACCGCGTTGCCGTCCGGCGGCACGATCACCCGCGGGCGTGACTGGTGGTGGCTACAACACGCCGTGGACGCTGACACGTTGCGCAGCCCGTGGTCCGAACGATGGACGCCGGACAAGATCGCCGTGGTCCGCCGCACCACGCCATCATCCGACTTCGCGCGTGGGTGGCTGTGCAGGGCTCCGACCCGCGAGGAAAACGAGTTCCGCGACGAGTGGATGCGCTTCGCCGACACGCCGCCGCGCGAGCGGTTCGAGCTGGTGATCGGCATGGTCGACACGGCGACCGGGCTCACCCCGGGCACCGCGTACACGGCGATGGGCGTCATTGGGATCTACATGGTGCCGGAATCCGAGGTTAACCCGCTGGGCCTCGCGGTCCACGTGGTCGACGTCCAGCGCATGCGGGGGGCGCTACTCGATCGCTGCAGCTGGGTCGAGTCGCTGATCTCTCGGTACGACATCGACATCGTCGGCGTCGAGAACGCCAGCGATGGGGTCGACCTCGCGGGCATCGTCGGCGATCACCTGGCGCTGGACATCGACATGATCCCCGCGATCCACGCGAAGCGCGAGAGGCTCAACCGGCACATGCCGATCTTTCGCGCAGGGCTCGTGACGTGGGCGCGGCACCTCCATCCCGAGTACGTGCGCGCCACCGGCGACGACGACGCGGCCAACCCGATTGACGAGATCATGGGGCGGATCGCGACGATGGACTGCGCTGACGTGGTCGAGATGTGTCTGCGCCGATTGCGAGACGAGTACATGTTCGATCTGTCCGACTACGACGACGATGTAGCCGACGAGACTGAGGCGGCGAACATGCTCGGCATTGACCGTTCCGCCGACGTGTCGCACGATAGGGGCGACGTCCGGGACGAGCACGCCACATGGTGGGGAGCGCCCCGGGTAGCAGCAGCCGGCGGCGCATCGGAACCCGAGCCGCCATCGAGGAGGCAACGTGGCCGACGATTCAAGCCGATGGGCCGGAGGTAAAATTCTCGGCGCCTTCCGATCGTGGGAACGCCGCCGCGCCGAGAAGATCCTCGACGTCCCCGCGGGGCACAAGCGCTACCTGATGCCTCCGATCGACGACGGGTTCGACGGCGAGCCGGTGCGGGACCTGCGCGAGTTGGCGCGCTTCATGAAGGCCGGTCGTTTTCATTCCGAAGTGCTGACGACCCGCTATGAGCAGTACTGGTCGCGGGCCTACTCGCAGGGGCACGAGTGGCAGGACAACGCCCGGACGGCCTACGAGTTGTTCGAGTCCGAGGTGTGGGTGTACGCATGCTGCCGTGCCCGCATGGACGCGATACGATCCGTCGTCGGCGAGTTTTACGCGTACGACGACGATCAGGACAACCGCGACGAGCGGCGCCCCTATCGCAACTACGCCACGGATCAGCTCCTCGACGAGCCCAACCCACACCAGACGTGGTACGACCTGGTCGAGGAATGGGAGGCATACAGCGCGCTGACGGGCATGGCGCTGTTCGACATCGGCGACCGCCTGCCCGGTGGCCGTCGCATCAACACGTTGTGGTCGATCCAGCCCGACGCGCTGTATCCCGTCGGCGACTCGGCAAACCTGATCACCGGATGGACCTACGAAGATGCGTATGGCCAGACGCGCCCGGTCAAGACCGACTCGATCGCATGGTCGCGGCACTTCCGCCCTGCGATGGCTCGTCTCGGCATGGGCCACGTACAGCCGGCGGGGCAGGCGGCCGACGAGTTGCAGTCGATCCGCGAGTGGTCGAGCAACTTCTTTGCCAACAACGCCGAACCGAACGGATGGATCGAGGTTCCGAAGCGTCTCGGTGGCGCGCTGCTGTCGATGATGCGCGGCGAGTGGCGCAAGATTCACACACCAGGCAGCAACGAGCCGGCGATTCTCACCGGGGGAGCATCGTACCACGACGGCAAGAGCGCATCGGGCCGCGAGGGCGATTTCATCGAGGCACGCAAGATGGCGATGGTAGAGGTGATGGCTGCGTTCGGCACGCCACCGGTCGTGTTGGGCGTGACCGAAAACGTCAACTACGCTACCGCCGATCAGCAGCAACAGACGTTCTGGGGCGGCACCATGCGCCAGGAGCTGCAGCGCTGGGACGCGTTCGTGACGCGTCACATCTGCCCGCTCCTGGGCGGCCCGCCCGGGCTGCGCTACCGTTCGAAGATCGAGGAAATCGCCCACATCGATCCAGGCAGAGCCGATCGCGAGAAGGGTTGGCGTGAAGACGTGCGGGTCGGCGCGATGTCCGTCGAGGAGTACCGCAACCGTCGCGGGTACGGCGACGTTGTGGACGACCACACGTTCCTGACGCCAGCGGGGCCACTGCTGCAGGCGCCGGACGAGGGGTCTACGGTTGATCCCGCGCGGCCACCGGCAGACGCCGGAGACAAGCAATCGACGGCGCTCAACGGCGCACAGGTCGAGTCGCTGCTCGCCATCGTCGATCGCGTGGTCGCTGGCCAACTGAGCTACCGCATGGGTGTTGCGATGCTGCGCGAGCTGTTCAGCCTGCCGCAGCCGGCAGCCGAAGCGACCCTCGCGGACTACGCAATAGTCGAGTCACCGGACGATGCCGACGTCACGCAGGCGGCGGACGACGACGAGCCGCCGGACCCTACACGGGGCGGGGGAGCACCCCCCGCTGACGATGCGCCGCCGCCGCCCGCCGCGGTCGAGTCGGGGCCGCCGGCCATCGGAGCCTCGCGAATGACCGACGAGCGCAAGGCCAGCGCGCAACAGGAGTTTCACGTCCGCCAGCGCGAGTACATGGCCGAGTACATCAACGAGACTCGCGGGATATGGGAAGACGTGCGCGACTCGATCCTCGGCAAGATCGACGAGCCAATCACGCTGGCGTTCCGGTCGACAGCGGCGCGCGTCATCAGGGATCATCGTGTCACAGGCGCCGGCCTGCACACCGCGCAACGCGACATCGCCAAGGTGCTCACCGTCGACGACGTACTCGCAGCGTTGCCACCGGACGAGTTCGCCGCGATCGAGGCGATCCTCAACCGGCACGGCGTCGAGGTCATGGCCCGCGATGGGGCGCTTGTGCTGCGGCAGATGCTAGGAGGATCGCCCGGCGCGACGATCTCGATCTCGGACCTGGTGATTGCCGACTGGGCCGAGCACACCCGCGCGGTGGTCGGCGGGATCCAGACGACGATCGGCAGGGAGTTGACCGCGCAGATCGTGCGCGGCGTGACCGAGGGCGAGGGCCTGCGCGATCTGCGCCAGAGGGTCGAGTCCGTGTTCGAGCGATTCGGCACATCGAGCACGCCGAGCCATGCGGCGATGGTGGCCCGGACTGAGGCCCACGCCGCGCAGAATTACGGCAGCCTCGAGGGGTACGCCATCGGCGGCGCCAAGGGGAAGGAGTGGCTGCCGATGCCCCCGGGGTCGAGCATCTCGGGTAAGGAGCGCATCGGGCACCAGGAGGCAGCCGGCCAGGTGCAGCAGCTGCGCGACCCGTTCATGGTGCTCGATGATAGCCTAGGTACCGAGGTGCCGCTGCAGTTCCCGGGCGACCCGTCGGCGCCGTTCTCGAGCACGCACAATTGCCGATGCACACAGATCCCGGTGCTGCCGTGAGACCTCGATGAAGCGCCGCGACCAGCGAAAAAAACGACAGCGACGGCAGGCAGCGAACCGCCGCGCTACCGAGGAGGCCGCCGTGAAGAAGGCCGAAATCGCCAAGCCGATTGGACCGTACGAGACGTTCGACGAGTGGCTGGTCGACATGATGACCATGCGGGGCTACTTCGAACCCACGGCGCGCCAGGTCTGCTGCGACCTCGAGCAGCAGGCCAAATTCGCTGACCGCTGCCCGACGTGCGGCTACCACCCGCGCGAGGTCGCGGACGTGTGCCCGCTGTGCGGCGCGTCGATGGTCGCGAAGCGGTCGACCGGTGTTGCCATCGTGGCGACAGCCCCGGAAAAGGTGGCCGAGCGCATGGCGGAGATCCGCGCGCTGGCAGCATCTGTGCTCGGCGTCGAGCTCGAAGTAGACTTCGGGCCGCACGTGACGATGCTGTATCTCGGCGACGTGCCCGATGAGAACCTCGCAGCGGTCCGTCAGACGGTGGAGTCCACAGCAGCAGGGTTCGAACCGGTGCGGGCCAGGGCGATCGAAGTGAAGTCGTTCGACGCGAGCGAGCACAGCGAGGGCCGCGTGCCGGTGGTCGTTGCCGTCGATGGCAAGAAGCTCGAGCCGATGCACACAGCGCTGCTGCGTGCGCTGGCGCCACACGTGGCAGCCGACCAGCTCCCGTCATTCTCCGCGCACATGACCATCGGGTACGCGCCGTCCGACGTACCGCCCGATCGTCTCGCCGCGCTGCCCGCCGTGCGGGTCGACGGCCTCGACTACCCGATCGATGCGCTCGACGTCGTGCTCGGTGGCCAGATCATCGAGTCGTTCCCCCTGGCCAAGACGGCGGTAGCCAAAGCCGATGGCGCGAAGATCCCCTCGGAGTTGCGCGACCAGACGCGGCAGCAGGCGCTCGCAGTCACCAGCGACGATGCGTTGCGCGAGCTGCACGACGCACTACACACGGCGTGGACCGATGCGCAAACCGACGACGGAGACAGCGACCCCGGCGGATGGTACCTGGCGCATCGCGATGTCGTGTCCGCGATCGAGGGCCGCGGGTTCGATCACCCCGACCCGCCGTCTGGCGCCAGAGGGCTCGACACGATCGGCGAGGATCTGGCGCAGTCGGCGCAGGAGGAGACGGCCAAGTCTGCCAAGGTTCGCAAGCGCATCATCGCGGGTGAGCGTGTCGGCCACGGAAAGCAGCTCGTGCCGACGTCGATTGCCGTGCGGATCTTCAAGTCCGAGTTCGAGGACGCCGACGACGTGTGGTTCGGCCTGGTCTACGAGCCGTACACGCTGGACGCCCACGACCAGTGGATGCGCGAGGAGTGGATCCGCCGGGCGTGCAACCTGTACGGCATGCACGCCAGGGCGTTCAACGACGAGCACCAACGGCCTTTGCCCGACGGTGATGCGGTGATGGCGCAGAACTGGATCGCGCCGACGAGCTACACCGACAACGGCGTCGAGATCGTCAAGGGTTCGTGGCTGTGCGGCGTCAAGCTCAGCGGCGAGACGCTGCGCCGCGCCGAAGCCGGCGAGTTCACCGGATTCAGTCTCGAAGGCCCTGGCCTGCTCGTCGACCATTCCACCGTGGACTACGACGGAATCGAGTGATACTGTCGGACGAAGCACCCCCTGAGGAGATCCAATCATGCCTATCATCAACACGGCCGCCGCGCGGACTATCTGCAAGATGTTCGACGGCCTCGCCGGCGACGACACCGCCAATCTCGACAGCCGCCGCGCTGCCGTGGCCAAGCTGTGCAAGGCCACAGACATCACGCCCACGGCGCTGCAGAAGGCCGTCGACATGGTGCACGAGGCTGCCAACCTGCCCTGGCCCGACCCGCGTATCTACGAGGGCTGATCGATGTTCGCCACCGGTGGCCTCGTGACAGGGCTCCGCAAGGTGCACATGCTCGATCCGCGAGAGCGCGTCGTATCGCCAGACGCCGCAGAGATGTTGCGATGTTGCATGGAGCGTGCCGTAGTAGCCCAAGCGAAACGGCCCCCGGCAGTTACCCACCGGGGGCCGCGACAACGGATCACGTCGAACGACGTGTAGACCCCAGTGTAGCGCCGACGTTCACCTGCCGCAAGTAACCGGCGACAAGCCATAATCGTCGGAGCGCATCCATCTGCGCAGTTCCGTTTCGTTGTAGCGCACCGTCGATCCCGTGCCAGCGAGTGGCACGAAGGGCGGCCCCTTGCCTTGACTGCGCCAGCGCCGCAGCGTCGACGCAC